CCTCTTGGTGTGGGGTGGGCGGGGTGCGCGCCGAGCTACGTTGGGGCGTAGAGCTCGGCGCGCATCGGGTCAGGGCGCGAACGTGGGCTTGCCGACGTTCTCGATCAACCAAGAGCGTTGGGGGAGCTTGAGCGTGGGCGTCCCGAAGCGCAGCAGCGCGAAGCGGTCGGCCAAGTTGATCCGCGCCAGGGGGATGTAGGTCGTGTCGAGGAGCTGGTGGTAGCACAGCTCCTTGGGGTCTTGGCGCGTCAAGAGGATCTTGCCGGTGTTGTAGAGGTTGACGTTCAAGTCGATCAAGAGCGTCGTGCCGCCCGCGCCGTTGGCGTTGACGGGGACGCGGGCGATCTCCTTGATCGTCGAGAACGCCCCGTCGAGCGCGCCGCGATAGAGGATATAACCCACGACGGGGTCGCTGGCGGCCTTGGCGGCGGCGTCGCTGATGGCGATGTTGACGCTGTCACCCGCCGCGACGGCCACGCCCGCGATGTCGGCGCTCTCGGTGGGGACCGACTGCTGGCCGCTGGCCGTGATGGCGATCAACGAGTAGCGGTAGGTGCCCGCGTCGCCCGCGCCGAACAGCGAGGCGGCGTTGACGGGGGTGGTGACGCCCGACACGGTGGGCTTGCTGGGGGGCGAGGCGCCGACGGCGGCGGTGGGCTGGCCCCAGATGGAGGTGTCGAGGAAGGGGCACGCCTTGACCATCACCTTGCCGCGCGGGCCCATGAAGTAGAAGCGGTCGGGCATGATGCCCTGCGCGAAGCTCGTGTCGCCCCTGTCGGCCATGTAGCGGGCGAAGTCGGAGGCCTCGGTGGACAGCGGGGTGAAGCTCGCGGGGTCCACGTAGACGACGTTGGGCTTGGCGAAGGCGTCGGTGCTCTGCAAGCGGCCGATGGTGTTGGACAACTGCGACAGCGTCGTGACCGCGCCTCGGTTGTCGGTGACGTTGGTCCCCCAGTTGTTGCTGCCCTTGCCGTAGTTGCGCAGCTGCGTGACGATGCCGTCGTAGGCCAGCGGCACCACGTCAGAGTCGGCGTGCAACATCGCCCACTCGTTCTGGAGCGCGAGCGCCTTGGTGCCTAGGTCCATCTGCGCCGCGAGCGCGTTGCGCTGCGGGCCGAGCAAGCCCACGGTCATGGCCTGCTGAGTGACGGTGCGGTAGTTGATCAGGTACTTGATCGTCACCGCGCCCTGGGTGAAGCTCGACGACGACTCCGACGGCAGCCCGCCCTCCGCCGTGAAGCCCAGCGCCCCTGGGCCGCCCGCTTGGTAGGCCGTCAGCGCGTTCCACTGGTGGATGTTCTGCCCGACGGGGATGTTGGGCACGTCCTTGGCGAAGACCAAGTCCTCCTGCGTCGCGGTGGCGATGGAGTACTCCTCCTCGATGCTCTGGGGCACCAAGGCCGAGAACTCCTCGCTGCTGGGCTGGCTCGGCGTCTGGTAGCCGATGCCGCCCTTCTGGAGCGACATCGCCTCCAGGGCGCGGCGACGGTTGGCGCGCAGGGCCTCGTTGATCCGCGCCAGGGCCGACATGTCGGCCTGCCCCCCATCAAGGATGTTTTGCAATTCAGGGAACATATCCCACCTCTAGGTAACGCCCCGTCGGGGGGGCGGCGTGTTGGCGTAAGGTGGGGCTTGGGGGCGTTTCGCGGTGGGGGACTGAGACCCACCACGCCACGGCGGGGCGTCGGTCAGGCGGCGTCGGCGAGGTTGAGGCCCAAGGCGCGGGCGGCGGCGTCGGCCGTCACACCGCCGCTTCGGACGTTGAACAGCAGGCTCGTGGCGCTCTCGCGCTGCGCCTCCGTCATGCGCCCAAGGCTCTTGCGCAAGGCGGTGGTGAAGGTGTCGTAGGTCCACCCGTCGCTCTTGGGCTTCTCGGGCGGCGCGTCGGCGGGATGCTTGGTGGGCAAGGCGCCCGACATGCCGCGCGGGGCCTCGGGGGTCATGATGCCCTTCTTGATCTCGCCAAGCCCGCGCTCGACCTCGCCCAACCGCTCGGAGACGGCCTTGAGCGCGTCGGTCGCCAGGGACTTGCGCAGCGCCTTGACCTCGCGCATCAGCTCGCGGCGCTCGTGGAGCAAGCTCTTGTGCATCTTGGCGTTGGCCTGGAGCAAGCCGTCGATGACCTGCTCGACGTCGCCAGCGACCAGCGACTTGGTGATGGCCTTGGCGGTCTTGCGCCGCGCCATCTCCTCCTCGGCCTCGTCGTCGTCCTCGGCCTCCACCTCGTCGTACTCCTCGTCCTCGCCGTCGTCGTCCTCGGACTCGTGCTCGATCTTCAACTCGCCCTTCTTGATCTTGCCGCCCTTCTCCAGGCTCTTGATGAGCTGGGCAACCTCCTCGGCGGTGGGCTGCTCGGACTCAGTCTCGGACTCGGCCAAGGTCTTGTCCACTTGGTCCTGCGTCATGCCCGCCGCCAAGAGCGACTTGATCAGCGCGTTGCGGCCTAGTGTTTTCATGGTGTGCCTCTTTGCTGGTGGCGTGCAAGCGCGCCTTGGGGCGTGCCTTGGATTATGGGTTGTAGAGGCTTGCGAGCAACTGCGCAAGGCTCTGCGTCTTGCGCCTGCGCGGCGCGCCTTCGATGCTCTGGGGCACAAGGGCCGAGAACGCTTCGCCGCTGGGCTGGCTCGGGGCCTGGTAGCCGATCCCGCCCTTGTCCACCGCGTCGAACAGCCCTCCAGCGGGGGACATGCCCCCAGCGGAGGACTCGTCGCTCCACAGTAAGGGCGAGCCCCACGGGGACAGCGGCGGGGCGCTGCGGCCTAGACGGGCGGCGCTCTCCCGCATCACGCGGTGGAAGTGGTCCTCCAGGATGCGGTGCAAGGGGTTCGCGCGCTGCGGCTCGTCGTCGCCCTCCTCGCCCCCGATGCGGGGGATGCCGAGGTCGCCCAACCCCAAAGACAACGCCTTACGCAAGCGGTCGCGCTGCACTCGGGAGATGCGGGCCTTGCCGTTGACGGGGTTGGACGTGAGGGTGACGTTGTAGATGACGGCGCGCTTGATGACCTTGGGGTCCTTGGGGTTGTCCACGTCCACCGCGTCGCCCTCGATGCTGAACCCAAGCTGACGCGCGGGGATGGCCTTCTGGATCGCCTCTAGGGTCTGCACCACCTGGGCCGCGCGGGGGTCATCGAGGAACAGTCGCGCCTCTAGGCCCGTGGCGGGCTTGCCCTCGTGCGTGGTGGACCACACGCGTACGGGGTAGCCGATCACGGCGGCGGCGCCCCTTGTGGCGTGCTTGGGGTCCTCGTGCTCGTAGTTGATCCATCCTTCGCGCAAGAAGTAGCTCCAGTCCATGCCCTTTTGGAGCAGGGTCTGTCCCTCGTGGTCCTCGTGCTCGGTCGAAGCGATGCCCTCGACCTGAGCCACGTTGGCGTCCCCGCGCACCTTGCCCTTGCGGATCTGGACGTCGTGGAGCGGGACGAACTGTTGGACGGGCACAAATTGCAGCGCCATGCGGTGGGCCTCCTCGTCGGCCTCTGCTCTCACTCAAGCAGCGCGCGGGCAAATGTCAAGGGTTTGCCGCCTCACCTCGCGGGTTTGCCGTCTTGCGTCATGCCTTGGCGGCCTCGGGCGGCGCTTCTTCCTCGTCGGCGGGGCTGTGGTGACGGGCCATCGCCGAGCGCAAGACCTCGCCTGGGTCCACCGCGCCAAACAGCGAGCTTTGACCTTCGGGGTTCTGGGCCACCGCGCGCGCCACATCGGAGAACGCGCCCGCAAGCTGCTGCGTGCCTGGGCGGCGCATCATGACCTTCAAGAGCCCCATCGCGCGGGGGTCGTCGAACACGGGGTGGCGCGCGTCAAACAAGGTCGCGCTCTCCAAATGCCCCAGCGCGGCCTTGACCTCGTCGTCGCCCATCTTGGCGCTCATGCGGGGGGTGATGCCCTGCGAGGCGCTGTGCGCGAGGGTGGCGTAGGCGTCAAGCGCGCTTCGCAGCGGGGCCTTCAGGTTGTAGTTGGGGCCTGCGGCGTTGATCTGGGCGAGGTAGGGGGCGCTGCGGGCCAGGGCCTCGACGCTTTGGGCGGGCAGGCGCGCGAGCAGGTCGGGGTCTTCCGTGAGGTGCCCCACCAACACCTGCTCGACCAATGCCTTGCCGTCGCGGTTGAGCTTGCCTGTCTTGGGGTCCTTGTACTTGGCGGCGCTGCGACGGTCGATGATGCCCGCGCTGTCGAGGGCGGCGCGAAAGTCCGACGATGCGGGGGAGTCGAGCCACGCACGCAAGGTCTCGCCGTCGCCCATGCTTGCGGCGAGCCGCTGGGTCAGGGCCTCCCCGCTGCGGCGAGCCAAGGCTACCGCGTAGGTTCGGGGGTCTAGGGCGTTGGTGAAGCTCTCGTTGAGCTGGCGCACAACGAGGCGCATCCCCTCCTCGGAGGCGTCGGGCGGCTCGATCTCGCGCACAAGCACCGGCGCGGCCATCCCTCGGACCTCCTCGGGGGTGAGCCCGAAGCTGTGGGCGTGTGCCTCTAGGTGCGCGCGAAGCCCTGCCGCGCTGGGCAGACCTTGGCGGTAGGCGCGCTGCATGGACATCGTGCGCGAGTTGCCGCCCAAGGCGATCCCCTCGGGCGTGACGATGGGCGGGCCGTTGACGGCGTCGGGGTTGGTGTTGGCGACAAGCGCGGGCAAGAGGTCCTGCGCGTTTTGGCTGACCTTGAGCTGCTCGGCCTTGTCGCTGTGGTAGGCGCGCTCCTGCAAGCCGTCGGGGTAGGCCTTGTTCTTGGCGAAGCTGTCGGGGTCGTGCGAGGCCACGAGGTCGGCGGCCTCCACCAAGCGGTAGCGCGCCTTGACGGCCTGGGGCTGCCCGCCGTCGCCTGCGACGTAGAGCGTCGTGTCGGCGCCGTAGTTCTTGGGCCGCGAGGGGTCGAAGGCTGCGGCGGACCCAAGAAGCTCTCGGGCCTCCTGGGTGGACTTGTCGGCCTGCCCTGGCCACGCCACCGACAAGGCGTAGAGCTGCTGCGCGAAGCGGCTCGCGGCGGCCTGCCTTAGCAGCGCGGGGCCCTGCGCGGGGTCGGCTTTGGCCTTGGCGAGCAGGCCCGCAAGCTCCGCAAGCTCCTTCTCCGCCTCTTGCCCGATCCTCGCCGCCGCCTCGGGGTAGGTGCCCGCCGCTGCGAGCGTGGCGGCCATCTGCGCGTGGGCGGGCCTGACGCGGGGGGCGAGCTTTTGCGCGGCGCGGGCCTCTGGCGGGAGCTTCGGGGGCTTGGGGCGCTTGGGGGCCTTCTGGGGCACTTCCTTGAGGTCGGCGTCTTCAAGCTCGACCCCGGCCTCGTCCGTGAGGTCGGGGAGGCTTTCGCGGGCCTGGGCCTCGGCCTGCTTGTCGCGCTCCTTCACCTTCGCGCGCCAGTCGCGGGCGAAGTTCTCGGCCGCTGCGGCGAGCCCTGCTGCGCGGGAGAGCTTCTTGGGGTCGTCGCCCATCGCCGCAGCAAAGGTGGACGCGGCCTCGGGGTCCCACCCGCCTCGGGCGACAAGCTCGGCGGCGCGCTGCCGCGCGAGGGTGTCAGACGCGGG